ATGATAAAGTAAACAAAAAGGTAAAAAAAGGCATAACACTTGCGGAGCAGCGAGCCCAAGCAGTAAAAGCCGCGCGGGAATCCATCGTAAAAGACATTACAGCAATCGGTAATGCTCTGGATAAAGAGTTGGCCGATGCTTTCAAGGCTGGAGATAGTGATATTACTAAAGGCTTCAAATCGCAATTAGAAGAGCAGGCGCGAAAGTATCAAAATAGGCTTACTGAAGCCACATTATCGGGTGGAAGTTTAGGGGCTGCTAAAGAAACTATTGCAATAGCCAAAGAACAACTGGCGCAGTTGGACGATATAGCCAGCAATGAAGAGCTTATCAATCGGTTAGGCTGGGACGATGTGGAACTGCAACGCCAACGGCTCGACCTCCGTATGCAGATAGCGCACGCCGAACAAAGCATCGCCCGGGAGCAGGACCGCACAGCGCAAGAGGCGGCACGGCAGACGGCGCAAACTTTCGGCGAATTATCAGGCATGACAGGGGCCTTTTCTGCAATGTTCGATGCACTGGGCGGAGAGGGCGAACGTTATGCGGAATTTGCGAAAACATTGGCCGTATTTCAGGTTGTTTTAGCGCAGGCCGAAGCCATAGCCAACGCCGTAGCCTCGTCAGCTAAAGCACCGTGGTTCATGATACCGATAACTATTGCGTCAAGTATCGCTACGGTAGTCGCAGCCATTGCGCAAGCTACACAAATAACAGATTCAGCAGAGACCCCGAAATACGCCTCCGGCGGTCTTGTCACAGGGCCGGGCTCCGGAACTTCGGACAGCATCCCTGCAATGTTATCCAACGGCGAAGCTGTGATGACCGCCCAGGCTGTCAACGACTGGGGCGCAATGCTCTCAGCCATGAACGTGGCAAGCGGCGGAAACGCCATCCAAGTATCGAATCTTCCCCAGCGCAACGACGGAATGAAGGGGATGGAGCGCATGATGGAACGGGCCCTGATGAATATGCCGGCGCCCATTGTTTCGGTGGTTGACATCAACAAGGGGCAGAAGCGGGTCAAAGTTCAAAACAGCCTCGGAAAATTGGGGCGAAAAAAATACAAATAATTATTGCACAACGTGCCGAAGGTTTACACCTTTGTCACGAACGCTTATGAAGATATAAGCCGCGGAATCATGTACGAAATAACACCTACATATCACCACCCTGTAGTGGCCGAATCTGCCATAAGCGCGAGTGCTTTGTCTAACTTAACACATCAAACTAATGGCAGTACAGGCATGTACCACTACGCTCGGGCGAGACATTCTCAATGATTGCAACGAGCCCCACGCAAAAGGCGTGGAAAAGTTTTTCTATTTCATCTCCCGGGATGCTATCGACTGGGACAAATCCACGCGCGAAGGCTTCGTGGTTACCAACTTGGTGGCCCTGGCCGGCAAGCGGGGTTACAAGGTCCGTAACCCATCGAATGAAACCCCGGCGATCACCATCACAGACCAAAACCCGAGCATCGACGCCGCATGGGACAAGGTTCTCCCCGTTACCCTTTTGGCTGACAGCCCGGAGAATGCCGCCGCAGTTCTCGGATTGAAGCAGGACAAATATGTCTGCATCTACGAGAACATGGAGAAAGGCGACGCGGGCAAACAGGCGTTCGGCGTCATCGGCTGGGAGCAGGGCGCGACTGGCGTAGATCTGAATATGGACAAGAGCGGAGATGTCGGCGGATGGACCGGCAATATCACCGAAACCGGGGCCCCTACTCCTAATCTGTTCTTCTACAAGACGGATTACGCCACGACAAAGGCAGCACTCGAATCGCTGTGTTCGGCCGCAGCAGCGTAATTATGCAATCAGCTGAATGGTATAGAGAGAGGGTTTCTGCCCCCTCTCTATCCGATGCCGACAAGTCTGTTATCAGGGCAGATTGGAAGCAGGTCACGGGCAAGGATTTCACCGCATCATTCAACGCCCGGTGCCCGAACTGTCATCACGATGCGGCAATACTAATTTTACGGACTATGAACAAGCAGGAAAACGGCGGATACATTCTTAAGAGGGGTGTCGCTTTCAGATACAAAGGCAAAGTATATACCGCCGACAATATCACAGCTCCGGCCGCTGAATGGTATATCTCGCAAGACCTGAAGCACCGTGACGATTTTGAAGTCCTTGCAAAGGATTACGACGAGTACGATATAGTATCTTTCAATCGCAAAGAGGAATAATATGGCTGACGACAATATTCGCCACGTCAGTTATGCCAGTGATTTCCGAGTGGTGTTTTCATTTCCAGACGGCCGACTCCCGGATTATCCTTGGCACATCGAGCTAAAGACACCGGACACCCCGGCGTATAATACTTATGTGGCCTCGTTTGACGGGTCAGTTTACAGGCGGTGCGTGCCACTTGAAGATAATTCCATTCTGGTGCTTGTGGATAGGCACCATCTTGCGCCTGGAACCCTGTGCTACCAGATGAAGCGAGATGTCCCTGACAGTCTATTCCCCGACGGTGAAATGAATATCACAACGCCAGGGTGCACCAGCATTGAGTTGTGGAGTGGAACATCGGAAGAACTGCCCATTGAGCAGATCAATACGATCATTGCCACACTCAAAGGCGAGCCAGGAGACGCCGGACAAATAGAAAACATAACCGCTTCAGTTAATAATACAACCGGCGCACCAAACGTAGAAGTTCAACTTGGAGGCACCCCCGAAAAACGAACTATAGCTCTTAAATTTTCGGGGATCAAAGGCGAAACTCCCCAAATATCGGCCGACGAGGAAGGCAATATCTATTCTGACGGAGAGCTTGTGACCGCTGTCGTGGCGGAGGGCGTCGGTTAAACCGACCCTTCACCCC